GTGGATGGTGTTATTTCATAAAGACAAAAACGTTCTTGTCATTGCAACTAAATTAGCAGTAGCTCAGAACTTTATCAAGAAATGCAAATTTCTTCTAGCATCTTGTCCTAAATGGCTAGTTCTTCCACAGATTATAAAAAATAATTCACAAGCACTAGAGTTCAATAATGGTTCACAAATAAAGGCAATTCCTACCTCAGATGATGCTGGTAGATCAGAAGCCCTGTCTCTTTTGATTGTGGACGAAGCTGCTTTTGTTAGAAACTTTGATACTTTGTGGACTGGTTTGTATCCTACTCTATCGACTGGTGGGGAGGCAATTGTACTTTCTACCCCTAATGGTGTAGGTGGCCAGTATTATGATCTTTGGGTTTATGCAGAGAAAGGTGAGAATATTTTTAATCCTATCAAGCTAACTTGGGATGTGCATCCTGATAGAGACGATCAGTGGTTTGAAGATGAAACAAAGAATATGACACAAAAGCAGATTGCTCAAGAGCTCTTGTGTGATTTTGCTGCTTCTGGTGAGACATTTTTAAGAGTTGAAGACATTGAGTATATTCGAGACTGGATAAGTACACCCATTGACCGATGGGGCCCTGACATGGGTGTTTGGGTATGGGATTATCCTCTGACAGAGAAAAAATATGTGATTTCTGCAGATGTAAGTCGTGGAGATGCTGGTGATTATTCTACTTTTCACGTGATAGATACAGAAGCCTCTCATATCGTAGCAGAATATCAAGGAAAGTTACCACCAGATAGATTTGCACAGCTATTAGCAGAAGCCGGAAAGAGATATAACGATGCATTGTTGTGTCCCGAGAATAATTCGTATGGATATGCTGTCATTATGAAATTAAATGAATTAGATTATCGTAATCTGTATTTCCAAAATGATAAAGATAGATATAATTATATGTACGGCAATAAAGACATTGCCAAAATTGGGTTTCAGACTAATTCTAAAACTCGAGCACAAATACTGACGAAATTGGAAGAAGTGTTGAGAACCAAACAAGTAAAGATTCGCTCCAGTCGGTTATATGAAGAATTAAAAACCTTTGTATGGAAGAATGGAAAAGCTCAAGCAATGAGAGGTCAAAATGATGATTTGATCATGGCTTTAGCTATTGGCATTTGGCTTTATGATACTTCTCCTCAGCTGTCTAAAACAGGTACAAATATTAACAATGCAATGTTGGCAGCTTTTGCTGTCAATACTACCCAAATAGAAGACACTGTAATAGATCACAATGGCCAGAAAATACAGCACAAAAATAAAGGTGTGACATTTCCTAGCTCAAGATCTCCTTACAGCGATTTTGATTGGCTAAAATAAAACTAACGTATATTTATTGGTTAGTTAAGGAAGGTATGAAAGAATGGCAGAACGAAAAACCCCAGACAACTTGTTTCAGCGACTTACGAAGCTGTTTCGATCCGGACCAAGCGTCAAACGCAAGGTCAAAAATTATACAAAGGCTGAGAAAAATGCTTCTTCTGCCGTTGATCTTTTCAAAAAAGCTCATTCAGACGTGTACAATAGCACTCTTTCTGCTTATGGGACTTTTGACCGCATGGCTCGGTATAGTGATTTTTCTGAAATGGAATCTACACCCGAGATTGCTAGCGCCCTGGACATCTACGCAGAAGAAAGTTGTTCACAAGATGCAGAAGGAAGAGTCCTACACATCCATTCGAACAACAGGAAAGTAAAAGAGCTCCTAGAAACTCTATTCTATGACACTCTCAATATAAACTTTAATATGGTAATGTGGACAAGGAACCTTTGTAAGTACGGTGACTTCTTTTTGTTCAATGACGTATCTCCAGAATACGGTGTTATCAATGCATATCCGATTCCCATCACAGAGATAGAAAGAGAAGAAGGATATGACAAAAATGATCCATCTGCAGTAAGATTCAGATGGATTACACAAGGGAACACAATCTTAGAAAATTGGCAAATAAGTCATTTTAGATTGCTCGGTAATGATGCATTCCTACCCTATGGATCTTCTGTTTTGGAAGCAGCCCGTAGGATTTGGCGACAACTTATTCTTATCGAAGATGCAATGATGGTATACCGAGTTATACGATCGCCAGAAAGAAGAGTGTTTTACATTGATGTAGGTAATGTTCCACCAGAAGACGTTGCAAACTACGTAGAGCAAGCCAAACAGTCTCTTAAAATGAATAAAGTTGTAGGAAGTGCCAAAGGTGGCGTAGATTTAAGATACAATCCTATGGCAGTTGATGAAGATTATTTTATCCCTGTTCGAGGTGGAGATTCTGGGACCAAGATTGATTCATTATCTGGTGGATCTAATACGTCAGCTATCGAAGATGTCGAATACATACAGAAGAAACTGTTTGCTGCACTAAAAGTTCCAAAAGCATATCTTGGATATGACGAAGAAGTTGGATCTAAAGCAACACTTGCTCAAGAAGATATACGATTCTCTCGATCAATTGCACGAATCCAGAAGACAATCATTGCAGAACTAAACAAATTAGCGATGATACATCTTTATGCACACGGATTCGATGGCGAAGATCTTTTAGAGTTTTCCCTTTCATTGTCAAATCCATCATCTTTAGCACAACAGCAAAAACTTTCTATTATCGAACAGAAGTTTTCAATTGCATCTGCTGCTCCTGAAGGCATGGTTTCTAAAACTTGGATCTACCAAAACATATTCGGCTTTAATAAAGATACGATCGAGTCAATCCAGACAGATCTGATAAGAGAAAAATTAGAAGGTATGGAAGTTGAAAATGCTGGAACTGAATCCGATGGAGATGATGCCGGCGGAGATGATGCAGGTGGAGATCTTTTTGCAGGAGATAATATATCAGGTCAATTGCTAGCAAATGACACAGATACAAAGATAATTCCTCAACTTGGTGAAACAGACAATATGTACGAAGACGAAGACATAGATGACGAATATATAGACTTATCAAAAATTAGTGATTCTATTGGAGATGGCTCTATAAAAGTAGACAACACTGCTAAAGGTGTCTTTGGAAACAAGATTAATCAAGGAAGAGATCGATCTGTTAAATTTGGCGCTGGAGATCTTCACATGCCAGATATGCATGGCATGGTCTCTAATAAAAGGTCACAGGATTCTATGAATGACCCTTATGATTCAAGTTGGGTTAGAAATTGGGCCAAACGTGATCAAATGGAAACTAAACAGAGAAAAATAGCCGATTTAATTGTTGGAATGGATAGTCAAATTAAAGACAAAATTCCGGAAACTATTAAACCGTCTATGTCATATGACACACAAAAAATGTTAGAGAAGATGAACTCAAAGTTAGGCATACGTAAGTTAATGACAGAAGCAAAAGATTATGAAACACTTATCGAGGATAATTTCGACCTCGATTTCGAATTGGAGAATGATGATGACTAAAAGATCCCACAATAAGAAAAGAAATGTCGGGATTATATACGAACAATTACTAGCTACAATAGCAGCAGGAATTGTCGAAAATAATTCCAAAAAAACTTCTCAAGGACAGACTTTAATCGCTAGATTTTTTAGAGAAGGAACTGAGCTTTACAAAGAGCATAGGCTTTTCAAAGCAATGGTTGAACCAGAGATAAAAGATGGTTCGCTTGCAACGAAAATACTTGATGAAGCAAAGAAAGCGGCAAGAAGTCACCATAAAACTAGGTTGACCCGAGAGAAAAATAGACTGATTAGAGAAATTAATATTAATTTTGGCAAAGATTTTTACAATACGAAAGTTAAAAATTATACAGAGTATGCAACAATTCAAACTCTTCTAAATGACTGGAGAGCTTATTCTGAAGCAGACATATCCAGAGTTACTCTATTCGAACAAAAAGCGCATGATATTTTGCTTAAGCCAAAAGACAACAAATCACTGAAAGAAATGAAAGATGATCAAGTAGATAATTTGGTAGTCAAAGTCATGACAGAAAAATTCAATGATAAGTACAGCAAACAGTTGACAGAAGTTCAGCAAATGTTAGTAAAAGAATATGTTTTTGCAGAAAATGGAGATACAAAAGGATTTAAATCTATGTTACGCAAAATTCAAGAAACTGTTATTAAAAATCTATCTGATTACGAAATAGAGTGTGATAATAACCATGTTGCTAACAAAATTAATGAAGTTAAAGAAGATATTAGAACCTTGAACATAAATACTCTTGATGACAACACAATGACTCGTTTCTTGACTTTGTGCGACCTGTCTGATGAGCTGCGGGAGAAATAATATGAGCGCACTTAAATTAATAACAGAGTGGTCTGCGTGGGAATACGACAAAACAAAAACACTCAACGAAGCTTCTACAAATGGCGGACGATATATCATGCGTGGTATTTTGCAGAAAGCTAATACCCTAAACCAGAACGGTCGTGTGTACCCGATGGATATACTTGAAAGAGAAGTTCGCAACTATCAAAAGTTTATTGCAGAAAATCGTGCATTAGGTGAATTGGATCATCCAGATTCTTCTGTTGTCGAATTAAAAAATGCTTCACACATTGTGAGAGAAGCATATATGCAAGGTGACATATGCTACGGATCAGTAGAAATATTGGATACGCCTTCTGGTAAAATCCTTAAGTCTCTGGTCGATTCCGGAGTGACTCTTGGTATTAGTTCACGTGGTGTTGGAAGTACTCGAAAAGAAGGCGACTACCAGGTCGTACAAGACGATTTTCAATTGATCTGTTGGGATTTTGTGACAGAACCGAGTACACCCGGAGCATTCATGATGAAAGAGGGTAAAGAAATTAATGAAAACGATCTAAAACGACACTTTACTAAGTCGGATAGAATCGATAGAATATTCAATGATATTATGTCATGGAGGAAAGAATAATGGCTGGTTATTACGATAGAGACAGAAACCCAAATGGTGCACATGGTGCTGATGCAACCTCTTCGGGCACAATGCAATGGCCTATTGCTCACATAGGAAGCACCGCAGAATATCTTGTTTCTGCATGGCCATATTCACTTAGTTATGATAATTCGTCAGGTGGTACTAGAACAAATACTGTCACATTAGAGTATGTCACTAAGTTTATCACTATAACAGCTGTCAGTGGGAACGCAACAGTATCTCTTCAAGGAGGAGATAATTTTATAATCCCATCAGGAACCACTCAAAAGTTTGAAGTAAAAGCAACAACAGTAGCAATCACATGTGCCAATAGCACAGGGTTTAGATTAGTTGCTGGATTGACTAGCATTCCAAAGCAACAGTATCCAGCCAGTTTAGGTACTCAAGCTGCAGTCGCAGTCACAACGTAATAGGAAGGTTAAGTTATGGCTAAAGTTAAACGTTCAGTTTTGAAAGAAATAGTTAAAGAATGCTTGTTAGAGATTTTATTTGAAGGTATCGATTCTGAGCCAGGATATGAGGAAGAACCGATAAGGGAAGCACGCCAGCCCCGTAGGCGTGCTTCTCGTCCTTCTTCTAATGACTTGGCAACTGCAGTGAGAAATTCTACTAATAACCAAAATTCAATTCGTCAAGAAAAAGAGAAAGAAAGTTTACGTGAGTCTTTTGTGGATACAGCAGTGTCAGAATTAACAGAAGATCCTATAATGGCATCAATCTTTGCGGATACTGCACAGACTACTTTACGGGAACAAAAAGAAAACAGGCGCCAGCCAGCCGACAATGCTGCTGCAGTCGTAGATAACGTAGAAGATATGAGTGATATATTCCAAAGTGCAGGTAATTGGGCAGCAATCGCATTTGGAGAGACAGAATAATATAATATATTTCTTTATAGACTATAATTAGAATTGTTCAATTAATTAGAGGAGAATACCCATGAGAAAACAAACTCGTAAAAATCGTAGACAAGTCACAAAAAAAATGACTCCTGCGGCATTGAGAAGATTTGTAATGAAAGAAGCTGCTAAATTAAGTGGTGAGTTGGATCCAGTTGAAAAAGTCAAAGCCGAGGAAGTGGATGCAGACGAATATGCTGACACTCTCGAGCAAGACATCGATATGTACAAAGCGATGAAAATCCAAGAATCAAAAATGCGCAGAGAGTATCGTAAATTAGTTAGAGAAGCTAGAAAAGTTCGTAGAAATAAGCAACTAGCGAAGAAAAAAATTCTTCGAAAATTACGATAGGAGATATCTAGATGTCAAATCAACCACAAAAATTCAAGCAGACAAAAGCAGAACCAGCCGTCAATAGCGGCACAAAAGGTTCTTTTGCTGATTATGCTAGAATGCAAACTTTGTTTCCAGCTAGCCCTCTGTACAACGAGTACAAAGACGAAGCAATTGAAAAACTAGGATTGGAAAAACTATTCCAAGAAGATGTAACGAATGATTATTTTGGTACAGTTTCTAGAAATTATTCAGAAAATAATCCTCCTGCATATGATGATGTAGAAACTGGCGGAGGTGGTCTTCCAGCATCAGCTCACTCTCCTAATCCTGCATCTCCTTTGGAAGGCGTAAACAGACCTGATACTATTCCGGAAGCTCCAGCTGGTTATGGAAGCATTGAATCTGCAGATAATTGGGGAACAGGAGCTGGAGCTAAATTAGATCCTGCAAGTTCTTCTCAGCAGATTTCGTATGCTGGAAAATCAATGGGATTCTACGATTTACCTTCAAACCGATCGAGCTAATATATGACACCTTCAAAGGTATCGATAGGTGGTGGAAATTTTCCAGCATCACATGGTGATGGTAGAGATGATCTGGGATATGGTCGTCTCAACCCTAAGTACCATATTAACAAAATGTTGGGAAATGATTCTTATCCTTATAAAGACCAAGATGAAAATCTAGACCACATTGACACAGGTATCGATGAAGATGAAGAAGAAGAGATGTGGGATCGTATGTCCGGTCCATCTGGATATGACCCAGGTGGCGGACATTACGACCCATTTTCTTTTGCGGGTGGTAACACAACTTTAAGTGGTCCTTCGCATATAGGCGAATCATTTGCGTCTAATTCGATGGTTCCAATGCCTGATCTGTATAAAAATAGAGGCTCTAGTGCACTTGGTGGCACCAAGGCTGGCACGGTCAGAGGCGATGGTTCTACAATGTCAGCGACTTTTGACACTGGTGATAGATGGGGTTGGAGTAATCCTCTCTACAAAGAAATAGATACAGATTCTGAAAACGAGTATAATTACACTCTAGAAGATATTGCATCTGATGAAGAAGAACAGATTCGGGAATGCATTCGCTTAATAATGTTGGAGTTAATATGAGCAAATCTTGTAACTTTTCAGTCAAGAGAAATCCTAGACTGGCAGGGAAAAAATCAGATGAAGAACAGAACATGATTCTACTTAAGAAATTTTTAAAAAAGTGGAAATTATCTGGTATTCAAAAAGAACTAAAAGACAAAAGTTATCCGCAAACTAGAGGAATGAAAGCACGAAAAAAGCGATACCTCGGAAAAAGACGGAATAATCGCAAACCAAGCCAATAATTAAGAAGTGAAGTTTGAGTTAAAAATAATTTACGACAAGGGAGTATATAGATGAGTAATTTGTACAAAGATGCAATTGCTGATGCTCGAAAACTTAGAGAAGCAGCTGAGCAAAATGCGAAAAATCGTATTGTAGAAGCACTCACGCCTAAGCTTCGGAAGTTAATCGAGAATCAAATTAATGAAGGAGACGATGAATTAGTCTCTGATCTTATGGATACTGAATTAGTAGACGCAGAAGAAACAATGGATTCTTTTGATGACGTCAGTGACTATGAAGTTCCAGAATCCGAACCGATGGCATTCACACCTGAGCCTATGGATGTAGCATCTGATGGTCTAGCGTCTGTCGAAGTAGTTCCGGATGATGAAGAAGAAGAGCCTTCAGTTGAAGACGAATCACAAAACAAATCAGTTCATGTTAATATCACGGTAGAAGGAAAAAGAAATTATCTTCTTCGACATCGTGCTATTCGTTTAGTTAAAGCACTGAGTGAAGCTAAAAGTGTAAAAAATCGCAATAAAATCCGTAAAGAGATTAATCTTTTGCGTAGTGCACTTATAATTACAGAAAACAGCCAGAACAAACGACTGGCAAACAACTTATCAGTTATCTTAAAGGAGAGTAATACTATGAGACGACGTAAAAACAGCTGGTTGTTCGAAGGAAAGGACGGAGAAGCTGGCGAAGAAATGGAATTCGAAGACGCAGGATTCGAAGATGAAGATGTAGACGTAGATGCTATCAAATCTGCAGTAGCTGATTTAGCTGCAGCTGTAGGAATGGAAGCTTCAGCCGATGAAGACATGGATGACATGGACGAGGATGAAGAAGATGTAGATTTGGACCTTGAAGATGATGAAGATCTTGAAGAATCCGACGAGATGGGTGATGAAGTTTACGAATCTATGATGGAATCCGATGAAATGGGCGATGAAGAAGATGAATGTTCTGAATCTGATGATGATGATGATATTGTCGAAGTGAATGAAGCAATGTTGCGTCGTGCACTTGGTGCTTCTCGTAAACCTTCTAGAAGAGTTAATGAATCACGCAGACGCAGAATTGCAAGAGCACGTCGTCGTAGACGCTTGGCTGAAGGCGAAGCTAAAGCAATGGCTTCACAATTCGGTGGCGGAAAAGCTGGAAAAGAAATGTTCGTCGATGTTGACGAAAACACACTTTTGAACGCA